AGCTTAGGCACGAGATGGAGGGAAAGCCGGACTGGCTGTCCGGCTTTCCTGTCCAAATTTATTGTAATAGGAGTGATGGCATTATGGATGCAATCCAGAAAGCGGCCAGGGTGGAGAAGCAGGCCCTGGCCGGGGAAGAGCTGGCCCTCATCAACCGGCAGGCCCTGAAGGAGCTGACGGAGGAGGAGGTCTTTGTGTTCCGGGTGGCCGCCTGCGACAACCAGGTGGACCGGGAGCAGGAGCGGTTCACCGAGGCGGCCCTGGACCGGCTGGCCGAGCTGTATGTGGGGAAGACCGTGATCATGGATCACAGGTGGTCGGCCAACGGCCAGACGGCCCGGATCTACGCCGGGGCCGTGGAGGAGTCGGAGGGCGTGCGGCGGCTGGTGCTGCGGGCCTACATGCTCCGCAACGATCAGACGGCGCCGCTGATCGCCGCCATTGAGGGCGGCATCCTCCGGGAAGTGTCGGTGGGCTGCCAGGTGGCAAAGGCCATCTGCTCCATCTGCGGCACAGACCGGCGGGAGACCTACTGCGGCCATTGTCCCGGCCAGGAGTATGAGGGCAAACGGTGCCACATCGACCTGGACGCCCCCACAGACGCCTATGAGCTGTCCTTTGTGGCGGTACCGGCCCAGAAGGGGGCCGGGGTGATCAAGCATTACGGGGGAAAGGGCGAGCCGGACGGCCCTCCCCGGCTGGGGGAGGAGGCCCCGGCCCTGGCGCTCCGGATGCGGTTAATGGAAGCCAGCCTTGCGCTGATGAAAATGGAGGAATGACAGATGAACAAGAAAATGAAGGCAATCCAGAAGTCGATGCAGGACAAGTTTGCCCAGGCCCGGAAGGCCCAGGACGAGGGCCGCAGCGAGGACGCGGCCAAGCTGATGGACGAGTGTGACGCGCTCCAGAAGGACTTTGAGCTGGAAAAGCGGCTCTACGAGCGGGAGAGGGCCATGGTCCCCGACGAACCGGAGGGCGACGACCCGGGCGACCCGGGCACCAGGAAGGAGATTTCCGGCTTCGCCATCATCGCCAAGCTGCTCCGCAGGCAGCCCCTCTCCGACGAGGAGCGCGCCGCCATCACGCCGGAGCCCGGCCTCCAGAAAGCGCTGGTCACGGGTACCAACGCGGCCAACGGAGAGGCCAACCTGATGCCCGAGGATGTGGACACCAAGATCCGGGAGCTGCGCCGGAGCTACATCTCCGCCAAGGACCTGGTGACTGTGATCCCCACCACCTCCCTCTCCGGCAGCTTTGACTTTGAGTCGGGCGCTGTTACCGGCCTGAAGGACTTTGACGACGGCGACGACATCCCCGACGGCACGGACCCCACCTTCAAGGCGGTGAAGTTCGCCATCGCCCTCAAGGGCATGATCATCCCCGTCTCCAACATCCTGACGGCGGTGGAGACGGCGGGCCTGATCGCCTATCTCAACAACTGGTTCGTTAAGAACGCCATCTACAGCGAGAACAAGGACATCTTCGCCGCGCTGAAGGCCAGCAAGTCGGCCAAGGAGCTGGCCAGCCTGGACGCCCTGGGCGAGTCCCTCAACCTGGATCTCGATCCCGCCTGCCTGGTGGGCGGTGTGGTCGTCACCAATCAGACCGGCTGGAATGTCATGGACAAGGCCAAGGACGCCAACGGCCGCCCCATGCTTCAGCCCGACCCCGCCAACGCCACCCGGAAGCTCTTCAAGAACCTGCCCGTCCATGTCTTTTCCGACGCCCAGCTCCCCAACGAGAGCACCAAGGCCCCCGTCTTCTACGGCGATCTCAAGGCCGGCTGCTACTTCGTGGAGTTCGCTTACCTGTTCTTCGACGCCAGCGCCCACGCGGGCTTCGTGAAGAACCGCACCCTGATGCGGGTGATTGAGGGCTACGACGTGATCCAGGCGGACGCGGCCGCCTACTGCTACGGCCTGCTCGACCCTGCGGCGGCCAACGCGCCCACGGTGGATGTGAGCGTCAAGGGGACCGTCACCACCAAGGCCGAGGCGGCAGGCTGAGCGGTGAGAGCCTATGGTGATCACCGTGGAGGAGGCGCGGGCCTACAGCCGTGATTACGAGTCCACCGACGAGGAGATGGCCGCCCTCATTGAAGTGGCCGAGAGCATGATCGACGACGGCATCCGGGACGGCTTTGACCGGGAGAGCCCCCAAGCGAAGATGCTCGCCAAGCTGCTGGTGACGGATCTGGACGACTATCGGGATCTCACGGCGGCGGAGGCCAATTCCATGCGCTATCTGACCCAGAGCCTGAAGATGCAGCTCCGGTACAAGGATGTGTCCAAGTTGGACACATCCGGGGCTGGGGAGGTGTGAGGCAATGGCAAAGCGGGCGAATGCCGGTGAGCTGCGCACCAAAATCATGGTCTTTGACCTCCCGCGGGATGAGCACGGCGAGGTGGAGCTGGGGCCGGACGGCTATCCGGCTTCAAAGCCGGTCAATGTGTTCGGGGAAGGGAAAACCAGGTACTGCAAATGGGTGAACGCCTGGGGCACCGAGGTCTACACGGCCCGCCAGGCGGGGGTGACCGAGCCGGCCACCCTCACCCTGCG